AGAACAACAATCTGACTATACGCCTTGAAGTTCATCTTAAGAATATTCTTCTCAAGGAACTCTTGATAGTCGCGCGCACCAGCATCCTGATTGAGCATCTCATCATGAAGAAAGATCTCAAAGATATTCGGCTTCATACCACGACGAATCATATACTTCTTCTTACCGATAGAGAAGTCTAGCTCGACGAGTAGATTCTTATTAGTAATTGAGTTCATCAACTGCGGTTTGTTGATATTACGAAACGGCTTGCCATATAGAGCAAAGGTTAACGCGTCAATGAACGTACTCTTCCCAGCTCCATTCTCACCTACAACAAGCGTCGAACCTGAACGGTTGAGAATGATCTCTGTAAATACATTTCCTGTTGAGAGAAAATTCTGGTACCTTAGTTTTTCAAATACGATCATTGCCGCTTTTTCCTTGTTCGAACCCTACATCATAAGCAGACTGTAACCATGCAAGCATACGCCTATGATATTTTTGTCCTTCGTCTGATGATACATCGATAATACTATCATCTAGCAACATCTCATCAATATCGTCGTAGAGGCGCTCCATACGAAACGAGTAACCCTCAGTATCCATTAACCAATCACGTAAAGTCATAATACTACTCCTGATGTAATGCTTCATTATACAGGCTAGTTAGAAATTTATCAAGCTCTTTTTTCGATACATTAGTCTCAATACTATCCACGACCTTGCGTAGAATAGTTAGAGTATCTTCAGCTTCATCAATAATATCTGAGTCGTCTTCTAGATTTAGATTGAGATGATCTTCCACTACCTGCATGTCAACAATACCCGACTTCTCGAGCTTTGCTACAAACATATCAAACCAATATGGATTGGTCTTATTGTGAACGATGACCTTGATGATGCTATTAGCATACACGCTCGTATCAAATTCTAGAACCTCTTCCATTGTCTTGCTGGTATCATCGTAATGGATCTTATTGAACATCACAATCGGATTAGGTACGAATTCAATATCACGTGTTTCCGTATCAAGAATATGGAAACCCTTTGTGTCATTATAATCTGACCAAGTCATCTCATACGGCGTTCCAAGGTAATGAATATTACCCTTAGAAGATCTGTGATGAAAATGTCCCGAGCAGACCTTTTCAAACTTATCGAATACGCCCTTATCCATACCGTGGGCATTAAAAGCGCCACGATGCATCTCGAAGCCAATAAGCTCAAGATGCCCGAATAGAAGCTGTGCTGGAGTGTTGTTAATGAACTCGATGACTTCTTCATAATTACCCGAGTTGACCCATGGCAATAGTGCAATATCGAGTCCATCATACGTATTAGTCTGAGGGCTACTCAATGCAGTGATATTAGAGTATTCACGAAGTAACAGTTCAGGTGAGTTTACTTTGTTTGTGTTCTTATAGAACGTGTCGTGGTTCCCCACGAACACATCCATAGTAATTCCACGTGCTCTTAGTTGGTCAAAGAAGTATTCACGCGCTCTTGAAAGCGTCATAAAGTTAATATACTTACGACGATCGAAAAGATCGCCGAATTGAATGATATGCTTTATGTCGTGTTGTTCTAAATATGGAAACAATCGCTGGCTATAGAACGCTTCAAAGAAGTCGTGAAATGCCATATTATCATTTCTCGCTCCGAAGTGTGTATCTCCGAGTAAGCAAATTTTCATAATAATACCTTATCGTGGTTTAAATAGTGTAGCTTTGCTTTTCATTCTGTTCTGTTCAGCGAGAGCATACTCGCAGAACTCTTTAATCGTTAATACTACTTGAGTTTGATTAAATCGTACGTGTTCAGGAGTCTTTGGATTATTCATCGACTCCACCATTTGTTGTACCGCGACCGGTACAGAATTAAATCTCGTTTTACTCATTTCTTATTCCTTATCGGGATCTTCGTCTTCAAACTTTTCGACCCCCTTTTTCTTTTTGACTTTTTTATCTTTTTGCGTAGTCTCATAGCGCTCTGACATAGTCTGTAGCTTATCCATATCCAATGTAACAACAACGGCTTGAAAGTGACTTTGATCTTCAGGTGGCAGTTCGACAAGCGTGTTCATCACAATCGAATTCTGCATCGATTTATACTTGATGTACGATTGCTTTTTCTCTTTGTCGATACGTCTTAGAAACGCATAGTACATAATTTGTGTAAAGTATGCAAAAGGGTTCTTAGACTTTTCTGGATTGAAGTTGTGGACATAACGGAGACAGTTTTCGATAGCATCACCAACCATCTCATCTCTATATGTATATCCAATAAAATTCCTATTGGTTGAGAGTCTATTGGCAATAAGCCACATACACTCACCAATGTAGTCATTCACTTGAGGTGGCACTTCGCCAATCTCAACAGCTTCATTGTATGCTTTCTTATACTCAATCATTTCTTGATATAGTTTTTTATTATCTACATAATGGTTGTCTGACATAATATTCCTTAATGGACAGACGTCACGCTGTTTGAAGTACTAAGTATATTGACGAGTCTCTTTTTTCGTTTCTCATCTTGTTGCATCATTTCTTCAACGTATGCGAGCGCTTCCTTAATTTGAGCTAATGCGTATGGTCTACCGTAAAGCTTAGCGTACTCGACGGTCTTGAGATAAAACACCTCAAAAATGTTAACAGGATTAAACATCGTAATGATGTCTGCACTCCTAAAAGTCATGTCTTCCTCGGAAGAGATAATTAGAGCATCTCGAAGTGTTTGACCTCCGTCGTCTGTACTATCAATATACATTGGTGATAATACTTTATATGAAAACCCTCCTGAATCGACGGTTTCGCGGTTTTGCACGTCCCCGATAAGTTGTTCGCCATTAACTAGTTTGATAATTTTAATCATTTGATCCCCACTACATAAATTTTGTAATCGAACTCTTCTGCATCATATATCTTAACGCGTTCTTCAAAATGTGTTAGTGTGTAATTTTTATTGCTACCATAAGAGAAGTCATCTACAATGTCATACAGCACTGCATGAGACTTCTCATCATGTTGTCGCAGCATACGACCGATGGATTGTAATACTTTGATCTTAGACTTAGATGGTGACGCTGCAATCATATGATGTAACTTGTTAATAGAAACACCCGTTGAAGTCGTTCCGAGTGAAGCAACGAGAATACAATTTTCTTCTTGTTCGATTGCTTGGCGAATCTCTTCTCGTTTCTCGCCTTTAACACTACCATCAATATAAAAAGCATTTTCTGTATCAGCTAAGCTAGCGTAAATCTTTTCGCCATGCTCAATAATACGAAAGAATAACAACTTATTACCTTCTAATGATAGCACCAAATTCTTAATAAATCTACTACGTTTTTCGTGGTCTACAATATAATTTACTTCTTCTGCATAAGATTTTCTCCGAGACTTCCCTGTCTTCTTATCCTTAACAGACTTGTTAAACTCTTTACGTTCAGCTTCAGAATAACGTAATACAATACATTTGATCTTAATGTCTGATGCATAGCCTTGGTCAATCATCTCACGCGTAGTAATTGTAGTCAACTGTGATCCAAATAGACCTTCAATTGTGTGCTGGTTAAGTCTATCATTATCCAACGTGCCAGTAGTACCAAAACGATAATGAGTATTGGTCATCGCTTCTAGAATGCTAATCATCGTAGTTGCTTTAGCACCATGAGCTTCGTCACCAAAGACAACACCAAACTGATTAAACCACTTCTTCGGCATTTTAGACTTACCATTGTCAAGTGACTGCCATGTAGTCACAACAATATCTGCTGGGATATCATTATCCTTTAATAATCCACCCATTGAGGTATCAATCACACCTTTGTAACCATACGACTCAAAGTCTTTTTTCATCTGAAGCACAAGGTTAATAGTCGGAACAATAATTAGAGTCTTTTGCTTGTACCAAGTGGTAATACCATAAATCATCAATGACTTACCGGATGATGTTGGAGATAGAAGCGTGCGACGTCTAGAGCGAAGACATTTTGTAATCGCTTCTACTTGATATTCACGTGTATCTAACCAGTCAGGGAGATTAAGACTTTTTAAATGCACGCGCACCTCATTCTCTGAAACGTTATCATAATTTAGTTCTGGATCCCAATCGATAGTGTATCCTCGACTCTCACAGAACTTCTTAATACGTACAGCAAGACCCGCTCGACATACTGCTGTCAAGCGGTTAATTAATCTAATCTTACCGTCCCATTGTCGATTTCTGAATCTCGGACTCCACTTGTATCCTTCTTTGAAAAAGGTAAAGTGGTCAGACAATTCCATTAGAATGCCTGCCTCAGTTCGTACTCTTATGTTGACGGCATCAATATATTCAAGATGTACATCACTCATTTGGTCTCTTTATCTTTATCTTTATATTTTACACGAAGATCAAAGATTGATTGAAGCGGGGCGACCATATGAGATACACCTACAATATCATCGGCAATTATTTTAGGCATTACCCGCTTTTTTTTCGGTAAATCTTTATCTGCCATGTAAAATACTCTTAGTTAACACCGCTCGTAAACTTAATGTAATCTACAGCGTTCTTGATTTGGAAACCTCTATTGTTTAGAGATCGGATGATGGATTCTAGCAGACCAATCTTCTCGTGCTGGATGCCTACCTTGAGAGATAGGTTAATGACTTCCTTATCAACATCGACGTAGTTATTAGCTTCTGCTTTTAGTATTCGACCTGCGGGTGGTAGTTGCCACCCTGCGGCTTGTGTCTCAGCGGTATGTCCCTGAGTGAGGAATTCAAACTTGTTTAGTTTAAGCTCTTTGAGATCGATCTCATACTTACGAAGAATTAGTCGTTCGTTTGTGTAGATCTTATGGTATTTAGCATGGAGTACAGACGTGTTTAATGACTCGCTATCAAGACAGTTCCTATCAATCTTACTATCAGCATCCCACATCTCAAATATTGATTCTAACTTAATTTCAAATATCCTTTCATTATAAATAATTATTGGTTCACGATGCACCCACCATCTAACCACTCTAGCGCTTCAGGAGCAACCAGCATGATTATTTATCTTTACATTAAGCAGCACATTTAAACTCTTATTCTTACTATAGTAGATTTCTCTATATAAATCAACTGTTAAAGTTCGTTGAAGTAATATCTGTTGTATCTAAACGTAACCGTGGCTGTTGCATATTGAACGTCTGAAAGCGTTGAATCAAAATCCAGTGATGTTAGGGATACAGGAAATGCATCTGTGAACTTAATGTCAAATATTGGGCGACTCCCTGAATTTAAGATAAATACGCTGATATCTGATACTGTATCTTCTTCAGCACGTGGATATTCTGTTAGGTCGTTAGGATGTGCAAGCGTAGTCATCCATCTAAAGATCTCTAGGTAATCTTTTAAGTTCTCACCAACAAGGAACGTTACATTGAGATCGTCATACTGAGCGTTGCCTGTAAATGGTACTCTTAGACCGAATCTAGTTGGAACGTCAGC